GGTTCATTGTGACACCCCAGTTTGCACCTGTGTCGTATGGCGTCATGGTGCCCTTCAGCTTGAGGACGCTGCCGCCATACATACGTGGCAGAGACCCTTCTGGGATCACGTTGCCTTTGCTGTCGTGGCACTTTGGCTGGTACTTCGACTTCGTCTTGAAGACGATCTCACCAGTCTCAGCGGCCTGGTCCCAGGGCATCCGAGCAGAGGTAGCCTTCTGCCCTAGGCCTTCTTTGGCCAGGAGCGCGGCGGCTTCCATGATCTCTTTTGCCTGGTCGGCAGGGACGCGCAGGCCACACTTGTATATTCCGTCAGTGTGGAACTTGGTGTCTGGCTGGGTTAGCCAAGGATAGACTGCCCTTCCCTTGTGGGTGCGGAAGTTGGTTCTAGCTGCGGCCATCGTTTGTTCTCCTTTGATTGGTCGATGGTGGTGGGATTGGTAGGCTGATCTAGCTCAGACAAAAGGATGCCGAGGCTATCTGCTTCTGCCAGCAGATCAGCCGGTACCGGCTCACCGCGCATGAGGTGAAGCCGGGCCAACCCCAGCACCCGCTCTCGCAAGTGCATGGGGTTCTCCGTTTCTTTCGGGGGTTGGTATTAAAGGAAGCAGTACTGACTACGCAGAACGTCTTCCAGATCCAGGTCACCCTTCGCAGGGATCTCTGGGAAGCTGACGCTGTCAGGGTCATCGATGTAATCGCGAACCTGGTCGGCCAGCATGGTGTAGAGACAGTTGTCTCTGTAAAGCTCAACAAAGCTCTGGCGCACTGCGTTGAACATCTTTGGACAGTCAGCCGGCATGACACCGAAACTGTCGTGGATTAGGAAGAAGTCTCGGACGCGGTGGTTATCGACCGCATTCAGGACTGTCATCTGTAGGTGACAGGCGTCCATCGAGTGGATGACGTTAGGGCTCACTGAGCTCCTGTTCTTCCGCTTGTCTGGTGTGGTGAGGTTGTCACGATCATCACGTTTTTCCAGGACTGTCACCTGGGTACGCTTGCGTACATTGGTGTCCCGGTCGTGGAGGTACAGCTTGATCTTCTTGCCTACCATCTGGTCATAGCGGTGGTAGACAGGGAAGTTAAGCGGCGTTGTCCAGGCCATCAGCTTGGCATCCTTTGAGCAGATGTCAGCCAGGGCCTTGAAGTAGGCCATGCCCTCGGCGCCCTTGAAGATGACGTCGTTGACCGCCTTCCAGACATGCTTGGCCATGAAGTTGGCAGCCTGGTAACCGTCATCGTCACCGAATGGGTGGGCATCAAGCCTGCCTTTGATGACGTCGTTGGCCAGTGGTTTCATCAGGTCGTCTTTCAGCTGCTCAGCGAAACCGAAAAGGTTCGAGCCATAGCCGAAGGTCATGGTTTGCCGCTTCACGACGGACCTGGTGACACCGAAGTCCAGCCAGAGCTTTGCAGGCGGGGAACCATCAGCTTCGAGCTGCGCGATCACCTTGTCAGCGACAACCTGGTAGATGTCTTGTGGTTTATCACTGACTGTGAGGTTAACCATCCGGCCTTCTTCGCGAGACCTGGATGCAGCAGAATAGTGTTGAGCTGCAGAGTTGCTACCGTCGAGGCCAATAGGCAGACCACACTTGTACTCAAAGCCATGCTCACAAACCTGTGCATATTCGTGACATGCAGCAAGAAACTCAAAAGGCTTGTCTGCCATCGACCAATAGTCGTAGCTGCCGGCAAAGTCAGTACCGCAGCGGATGATGTCATCCTCGTTCTCAATGACCCAGTCCAGCCTGTCCTGCAGCGGCTTCTTGGAGATCTTGTTGAAGTCACCTAGGTCGGCAACCTTCAGTGCCAAGAACTTAAAGCCCTCCTCACCGATAGGCTTGGCTCGCTGAAGCAGGAACAAGCTTTTGCAGTAGCTATCCCGATGATGGTTGAAGGTTGGCACCGGATAGATGCGACCTCGGAAGTCCATATTGTGGGGCAGATAGAACTCATCATACTGCTCGAGGAAAAACGCCGTGGAGAGATTGTGGTACATGATCACCCTGCCACCATCGATCTCGCGATTTCGCATCAGCTTCTTGCGTCGCTCGAGCACCCAGCCCTTCTTACGCTCTGGTGCCCATTCGTCGTAATCGTCTGGCCTTGGCGGCAGCTCTACATGTTCTTGCTGGGGGAACTTCTTGACCGGCATCTCGTTCTGCCAGGCCCAGTAAACAGCAGCCAGGGTGTACGAGTTGATCTTGAACGGTGTCCGCTGGATGAGGTTCAGACTGTCCAACAGGTCTTTCAGCTCACCTCGCTCGAGGCGCCTGTTGATATCTTTGACCTGCTGCCGGTTTGCACCTTTGACAAGCTTGAGCTGTAGAGACAGCGAAGGGTCCAGATAGGCGCCTGTGTTAAAGCCATCCCAGTCTTTCGGTGGGACGATCATGGGCTGCCACATAGGCTCCATCCAACTTTCGACGTACTCAGCTTCCGCAATGAGATCTGAAGACGCTTCAGTGAGTCCGACGCGCCTGACGGTCTTGCCGTCGTTGTCGTAGAAGTCCCAGACCTCGAAGAGATCTGTGTTGGACAGAATGCAGCTCATGAGAGGCGCTGCCATCTTGACAGCTTCACTGGGCTTGAAGCCCTTCTCTCTGAAACCTTCGTTTCCTGCGATGGCCTTGGCTGCCTTCATGCGATACCGCATTGAGACATGATCACGACGGACCTTGTCCTCAATCCTCTTGGCCAGCTTCTTGTCAAAAGCTCTCAGCCTGGCTGACCAGAGCTCCATCTCAAGTGCCTTACCCATCGAGACCAGGCAGCTGTTGAGCGTCCTGTTGTAGGCCACGCTGTCCATCATCACAGACATGCCGGCGAGGGCCATAACTTCAGCGCCATTAGGTAGGTCCAGGAGCTCCGACCACACCTTCATCCAACTAAAGGGTCTATGGTTAGCACCTATCTCATCTTCATGGATCTTCCTGAGAGCCTCAGCAACGACAACAACCATGTCATCAATCAAAGCTCTAGGCTTGCCTTCGTTAGACCAAACCTTCTTCTTGCCCTTCCGATCCAGGAACCTTGCACGTCCTTGAGCGATCATGTCCTTCTCATGCTCAAGTTCCCCAAGAGTACCTGGTGCAATCTTAGGTTTGATCTTGAGGACGTGGGTCTGCGGTCCTGTCTCTTCAATGAGGTGGTCGTTGTTGTATGAACCTAGGTTCTCTATAGTCCTGGCATCTGTTCTAGCCATGGCACTCTCTCCTTCAACCCATGCATGCTACGCATAAGGTGGACATAACTATTGGACAGCCGGTTGGGGCTGCGGGAATGTCTTTGAAGGAGATTAGAAAGAGACTTCTGTTTTAGTGGTCAAATCTATGAAGCCGATAGAAAGCGCTACAAAAGGATCAATACGTTCGATGATGCTGGTCATAGGCGTCTCCAAGTCTAGTCTTGGCCTGCGAGGGAGCTCCCTTGGCTCTTTACGCAGGCCTTTATTGTTATCAGTTGTTAGACATTGCCAAGGCGATTGCCTCAGAGGTGTCATTAGTCAGCTTGATGTATTTCTTTGTCGTCTCGGAGCTGCGGTGTCCGAGAAACTTACCAATCAGAGTTGTGTTGATGTTCAAGTCGTTTGCCATTTTGGTGGCAGCAGTATGGCGACACACATGGAAAACGAAGTTTTTGTCTCCTCTTGCTATCAAATCGCGAGCTTCCTCCCACACATTGTAAAAAACACGATGAGAGTACCAACCGTTTTTACAGAGCGCGTCAAAACACCGCATTGCTGTTGGGTTGAGTGGTATATCCCTGGCGTCACCATTCTTCGTCTTGTGAAGACGCAGGACCGGCATGTTGCCACCTTTGATCAGCTCACTATGCTCAGTGCCAATCTTGATGATCTCACCATGACGCATACCGGTCTGCAGTGACAGCTCGACCATGTCAGCCATCCATGGTGCCCTGGAGCGCCGCAGGAAGGCCACCAGGCGCTCCTGCTCCTGCTCGGTGAAGAACCTTGGCCGGCCCTCAGGCTCCTTCTCATAGCGGATCTGTGGCGCCCTTGTGATGTAGTCTTCATGCACAGCATGTTTAAACACAGAGCTCACAGCCGCTGCATAGCGATTGGCACTAGATGTTGATAATCCCTCAGACACAAGATGTTGTGTGAAGGCCCTGATGTCCCTGGCCTTGAAGTCATCGAGCCGGCGGTCGCCATACTCGTTAAAGTTGCAGAACTTTGCGACACGCTGGAGGCTCTCAGCGTAGTGCTTTGTACCTGGTGTCCAGATGTTGTCGGCCTCGGTCTTGATGAATGTTGTGATGTCCATTGAAGGTCTCCTCAGAATGTCGGGATGTACTCTTCACCCGAGGCCCGGAAGGCCTCGAGGTTCTCAAGTTGGTCGCGCAGGAAGGTGGCATCGACACCGTCCCACTCGAGGTCGTTGATGCGATCACGTAGAGCCTGGATTGCGGAGTGAACCGGGATCAGGCGCGGATCGTCTTTAGGTGCTACCCAACCCATCAGACGGTACCTGTGATCAGACCGATCAGCAGAACGGTCAGGGTTAGGGCGCCGAAGAAGGCAAAGCACAGAACGAGCTCGAGGATGAACATGATGAAGTTAGTCATGCGATCCCCCTGACCGGGCTCTGGTCCCATTCGGTGCGGCGCATACGAAACTTGGTGTTGCACACAGGCAGGCAGATGCGGACGTGCTTGCGTCCGACCACGGCCCAGCAAATGCGACCGCCGGAGACCGGCAGCCGCTGGTTGATCTTGCGGAGATAGATCGAGGTGAAGTCCACATAGTAGGCCTTGGCGGTGCGCCAGGACTTGCTATGCGGCTTCGTGTTACGAGTGACGCGCTTCATGCTGCACCTCCTGCCATTGCTGCTGTCCACTGGTTGGCCATCGCGTCAGCGATGCCCTCGAAGAAGCGGCTGCGGATCTTCCAGCGATCCTTACCAGGAGGGGCCTTGTGGATCTCGTCACGAGCGGTGGTGCCGTCGAGGGAACCGGTGGGCTGCAGAGGCGGCAGACCGCGCAGCCACAGGCAGGTGCGCTTCTTGACGTTGTCGCCGCCGGCCTCGTCGTTGCCAAACTGCCAGGGCTGGATAGACTGAGCGAACTCCTCGTAGTTGCGGATACGCTCCTTGGCGTACTTGTGCATCACAGGGTTCTCGATGGCGACGAATGGGATGTCGGCGTTCCAGCACTCGCTGAACAGCTCAGCGCCTTGGTCGAGCTCACGCCACATGTCATCGAGGGTGCGACCAGGAGGGGCCTTGTGCAGCCAACGGACGCCGCTGTTGCACAGGCGTGTGCAAGGCGGGTGAGCAACCATGAGCATGTCCCAACGCTCGAAGGCGATGACGTTGCGGACGTCGTCCTGGATGTGACGGTTTGAGGGATTGTCTGAGGGAAGGATGTCGCAGCTCCAGGCGTCATGCCCGGCTGCCAGGAAGGCATCGCGTACAATGCCTGAGGTCTCGCATCCGATAAGTACTTTAGCCATTCGTCAGGTCTCCTTGTGACGTTATGTCTCAAGAAGTCCTTCGAGTAACATGGCGATTCCGGGAGGACTCGAACCCCCAACCTGCTGATTAGAAGTCAGCTGCTCGCCAGTGAAGGACTTCTGATATTCTTATGAATCCCCAAAGAGTCCAGGTCAAGCACTAAGTGTATATAGGTGGACATAAGTATCGAAAAAACACCGATCCACCTGATGGCAGACCGGTGTATGCCCTAGATCGCTCTAGGATGCCCTGAGAAGGGCAGAGATATTCGAGGCACGTATACCTACCTGAGAAGCATAACGGCTCTCCAGGAGCTCCTCAGCGGCTTTATCGGGGTCATCAGCCTCGATGGCGCTGAGCATCTTGCGGAACATCATCAGACGCGGGACACCCATATTGAAGGCCAGATCGACCAGGGCTTCCTTGTAGTTCCACTTCAGGTTCTCCCAGAAAGGCAGTGCTCGCTTCAGCTCGTCCAGGACGATCTCGATGTCCTCCTCGAGCATCTGCGTTGCTGTGGCCTGAGAGATGCCACGGTCGTCCAGGTTTCTCCCAACGCCGATAGTCAACTTGCCGGCGGTGCAATGGTAGGGCTTCAGCTTGATCCCTTCGTGCTCGATGAGACGCTTGCGTACCTGGGTCAGATCCATCTGTCTCATTTCGTCAGCCCCTTCAGCTTCTCAAATGACCTAAGGCCGGCCATGCCAAGCATTGCGAAGGTGAGCTCGAGGAGCAGATCCTTGGGGATCGTAGGCACCTCTCCAGCGACGCCGGCCAGGTTCATGGCATACTGTGCGATGGGGGCGCCGACAACCAACCAGGCAATGCCGGCAGCGCAGCTCCAGCCGATGGCCGGGCGCCAGCCTGACACGAAGACCGACTTGTGGCCGGCCTCGATCTGATTGGTCTTGATGGTCTCGAGGTTGATAGCGTTGGCGTTGTCCACCAGGGCCTTCTCGATCTCACCCTTCACCCTGGTTTTCGTCACACTGTCTGGGACGGTCTTCTCGAGGACACCAGATATGATAGGCAAGAGCTGAGGAATTAGTGCTTGTATCATGTTGCTTCCTTCATCTCGAAGTTCATTGGAAAGCACGAGGCATTCCAGTCTAGGATCTCGCCGCGGTTCATGCGTTGTGTGTACAAGTCACCGATGACTTTCACCGATGGGCATGTATCGACGATGGTTGTCTTGCTCCTGAATTCGCCGTCAGGCATGAGAATGACGACAAGGAAAACGATCTTCGTGATCATAGGGCTCTCCTATTTGAAGTGGATGTAGAGGTAGACAAAGACACCCACAGCCAGGAACAGACCAACGAGTACACACCCGATGATCACCATGTCTTCCTGCTGTGCTTGTTTTTGTCTTTGCGCTGCTTTTTCCGCTTCTCGAGCCTCTTGGATCCTACGAGCTCTTTCAGCAATGATGCCGGCCCAGGTGCCATGGCCAAAGCGGAGGTCGATGAGCTGTCTCATCTCGTCCATCTTCTCTTTGGCGAGCTTGGCATTGATGGTCTCTGAAGCAACACTGCTCACGCTGAATGGATCTGTAGACTTCTTTTGTTTGCGTTTCTGGATCTCTTGTTCGCCCTGGAACAGCTTGTCCACATATCCGGCGATCTCTGAAACGTCTTTCGCTGTGCCGATGGCACCTTTGAGGCCATCGACAGCACTTTTGACCAGGGCGATCCCGGTCAAAACCTCTCCAAACATATGCAGCTCCTAGCGGTCGAAGATCTCGACCCTGGTTGGATCCACGCGGGTCGGACGACACTGCGCGTGTAGGTGCTGCTCCTTGGGGTGGTGGTAGATGTGTTGGGTGTTAAGGCGGCGCTGGTAGTAAAGACAGGCATCCAGGCCGCTGAAGTATTCTGTCGAGATCGTCTGTGTGCCTAAGGTTGTGACCAGGGCAAAGACGAACTGCGTCATTTCATAAAGAGTGCCACTGCAGATGCCACGATAGAAAACGTGGAAAGCATAACCATGGCTTCGAGCCGCCACATTCGCTTGTCGAGGCTTTCCAGCTTTTCTTGAACGAGCTCGTAACGCACTGCACATTCCCTTTCGTGGGCATCTAGTTGTGCTTGTGTCTGGTCCATGTTCTTCATCCCACCAGATGGATTGAAAGGTAGTTGTTGTCGTGGCCTCCATAAAGGGTGCCGGAGACGTTGTAGAAATCGAAGTAGTCATTTACGGCCATGGTAACTACGCAAGCACCAGAAACAGAACCGTGGGGGTTTGAGCCTGTGGCCTCGTTTCCTGCAATAACTGGCGAGTTATTCTTCCTGACCTGCATTTCCACTCTGTTGTTCGCGCTGTTTGTTAGAAATCCAAACGAGACGAAATAGCGGCCTGCAATCGGGGCTGTGAAACGTCCATTCGCTGCGTTGTAGTGACTGCCGATGTTGTGGCTGACACTGCCGCCTGTGACAGTCGTAGCGTTACCAACAGAAGGGAAAAGACGAATGAAGCAGGACGGCTGATTAGGCGCCGTCACACGGCCAGCACTGTCGATACGCAGTCTGTCCCAAGCCGAATTGACCCGGAAACTCATCGCGCTATTCGCGTGTTCATAACGGATGCCAGCAGCGGCGTTGTAATCATTGTCTCCGAATAGAATGAAACCGCTGTTGTTGTTGGCACTCAGAATAGTCATGCCAGACGCACCGTTGTTTTCGATAACGAACTCATCTGCCACGTTGTCTACAAGTGAGTTTACGGCACTTGTTTTGACTTTAAGTTTAGCATCGTCCGGTGCGCCACCGATGCCCACCCGCTCACTACTGTCGATGGTAATCGCAGTAGCGTCAGAATTGTCGTCGATGCCGGTGTTCAGGGCATCGCGGGTGATCTTGGTGATTGCCATGTGTAATGCTCCTGATGTTAGCAGACGAGGTAGCCGGAAAAGAAAGTCAGTTTGTCGTTATATCCGTTCATCGGCGGCATGTTTGATGAAGCGATCTCGATTTCCACGTAATCATTTGCCGCTAGCGCAACGAGACCAAAGACGTGGACGTTTTCATAGCGTTGTGAGCTGTACCAAATGCCTGACCTGATCCGCTGATTTCCGTTGATGTGGATAGCCAATTGGAAGTCAGTCTGCGAGTCTTCCTGTCGATAACTGGCCCCAACCCAATACTTGCCGGTTGTTGGTACGGTCACCCGACCAGAGTTAACGGTGACACTCTTAGCGTAAGTGCCGTGGTTTCCATAAACGCCGAAGTTAATAACGCTGCCGCTAGCAGGTGTGATTGAGCTACCGTTGGCAGGCTGTAAGTGCCAAGCCGGTTGATTGGGCATTGTCACGTGGCCACTGCTGTCTACAGTCATCCTGACTGACCCTGCCGTAGCGAGGTTTATCTTTCCAGCGGTCTGACTACCGGAGTCACTATCGACCGAAATCGAGGCGACCGTGTTTGCACCGTTGGTGAAGCCTAGAGTGCCAACATCTGCACCATTGCTTGCTGTCGATCCCAGATTGAGACGACCACGGTTGGCGGTCCCTTGGATTGTGACATAGGTACGGCTTGCAGTGCCATCGGACGTGACATCACCAGAAGCTGTCCCGATGCCAACATTGCCATCAGCCTCAGTCATCGCGACAGGGAGATCGGCGTTTTCTCTTGCTCTTGTCATGATGCGTTCTCCAGTGCCGTGACCTTGGCTTCCAATGTTTCAATCTTGGCGATGGCTTCCTGCAATGCGCCGGTCAAGAGAGGCACCAGCTTGCTATAGTCCATTTGCATGTATAGTGGATTGCCGTCGCTATCGACTTCATCCTGTGTGCCGGAGACAGCCATCGGCACGACAGCTTGTGTCTCATGTGCTAAGAAGCCGTCTTGGTCAGCCGCATCAAGGTCTTCATTCACCCAGCTATATCGCTTCGGCGCAAGCTGCTTCACCCTTGCGATTGCGCCGGTCATGTCGGCGATATTCTCCTTCAGCCGTGCGTCTGACGTTGTGTTGTATTGGATGCTGGCGTTGTTGACGCGCTGTATTGAGCCAATCAAAGCTGAGTTGCTACTGTTGGCAAACAGCACCTGATTGAAATATCCGCTAGTGCCGTTTCCAGCCCTGATGCCGATTGCTGCTTGAGTACCGCCGTCTAAATTTAGCTGTGCTGGGCCAATCGAGGCGGTTGTCCCTATATGCACATCGCCGCTGCTGGCGGAGATGCGCATACGTTCTGTGTCGTTTGTCGTAAAAATCAAAGGATGGTTGGTCGCTGACCCTATACCCGTAAGGGTCGACGAAGCGTAAGCCTGTAATTCAACACTGCTCCCAGTGTGGATAATCTTTTGAATTGCACCACTGGAACCAGCCACATCAAGGACTTGAAATGAGCCATATGCAGTAGGCGTTCTACCGATGCCCACCCTGCCGATGCTGTCGATGGCCATACGTTCTGCTATGGAAGTGGAATTGCCTGTGAAGAACGCCAGTGATTGTGCATTGCCAGTGCCAGCGTCGATGGTGTTAATCGCGGCAGTTGTTGTACCAGAGACATCAAACGAAATGTTTCTGCCAATGTCGCCTGTCGTGCTTTGAGCGGCACCTAGCTGAAGTTGATAGTCTGAAGCTGTATTGCTGACCGTCGATGCGTCTGTTGTTGTGCCCAAATCAAGCCCATCAGCCGTCACACTGCCAGTGACATCCACGCCGCTGCTGGTGGTGGCGAGTTTTTCTGAGCCGTTGTGATAAAGCTGAACATCACTACCAGCGTTTGCTTGGATGTAATTGTTTCCACTTGTATCTTCTAAAATCAGGTTTTCGCCTTGAACTATAAAAGAACCTGACCCGCTTTCAATGATGTAACTGCGGTTGTTTGACGAGTTGTGATAAATCTGCAAGTCATTGCCAGCACCGAAGATGGCTCTAGAGTTGTCTGTGAAACTAACATTCGCAGAGAACGTGCCACCCGCTGACGCAGACACAGTGTCAGCCACGGTGAAGATGTCGTACACGACCACCTCGACGATGTCGCCAGATGCAAGTGCAGCTAGGCTACTGATGGTGTTCGAGGCAGCGGTGTAATCTCCTTTTGCCAGCAAGGAGCCGTTCAAAAAGACATCCACATATTCCGCATCGCTGAAAGTCAGTGTGCGGTTGTCGTCGTCGGTACCGCTGATGGAAGTCGCACCAGCAGTGCTTTGGGTATAGAAAAAGCGGCTACGGACACCCGCACCGCTTGGCGACTTTCCAATGTAGGCCATGTGTGACCCTCCGATTATTCGCCAGAGGCCATTGCGGCGGCTGCTGCGTCTGCTGCTGCTTGGACGTTTGCTGCTGTGTCTACAACGTCGAGGTCGAAGGCTTGTGTGACCTGGGCGTCCTCGCCTGTGGCAATAGCGATGCCGTTAGCGTTGCAGTGTGCAACGAGCTTTTCGATGATCTCGTCTTTGGCGATCCGTGCGCGGTTAGTGAGGGCGTTGTCGGCCCAGTCTTGAACTGAGACCGCAGCATATTCCAGACTTTTGAGTTCAGTGTCTGTAACTGTAATTGTAATATTAGGCATTATTTTCTCCTGTTTAACCTAATAGGTATCCACTCATGTAAGTGTAGACGGATGAGCCGCCTTGCATAGTGAAGGTTTTGTTTGTTTCACACGCTAGTTCTACATAGTCATTTGCGCTAAGACTAAGAACAATAGAACTGGCAGACTTGGAATATGATGGTGAGTTGTTACCTTGCCATCCACCAATGAACTGCCTCCCACCGTTTACCCAAAACTCGCAACTTAGATAATTAAAAGACCCCTGACCGCCTACTGTAGCAACCGTTCCAGTAAACAGGTAAAGACCCGCTACGGGTGCAGTAAATCGTTTGGTTGAGGTGCTATAATGACCTCCCACATTGTACTTTGTTGTAAATCCCCCCGGAACAACGCTTGTCCCAGAAGGTTTAGATGTATTGCTGCTTAAGTAAGTCCAAAACGCTGGCTGATACGGCATCGTGACACGGCCTGATGCGTGAATGCGCATACGCTCTGTGTTGTTGGTCATAAAGCGGGTGTCGTGATTGGTGCTTGTGCCAAATAAGCCTGTGTTTGCGCTATCTGGCCCAAGATAAGTGTTGGCTGTACCGTTATCTTGCAGGAAGTAAGCCGCGCCTGATGACGTAACCAAATGAAGTGGCTGACTAGGAGCCGCAACGCCTACGCCCACTCGATTGTTAGCCGCATCAACATGCAGCGTGTTGGTGTCTACAGTCAGGTCGCCACTGAACGTGCCGTTAGTCGCAGTCAAAGACTGACCTGAGATGTCACCAGAGAACGTACCGTCCGCTGCTTGCAGGTTGTTGGTCGCTGGATGGCTGACCGTACCTACCCCAGCAGACTGGAAGACCACATAGCAGCTATCGGATGACGTGATGTTACCGCCGAGCGTCAGGCTAGTGCCTGTCACGGTGTAGCTGGCTGGGTCTTGCCGGACGTGGTTGACGAACACCTCGATTTCAGCGGAGTTACCGGCTGGTCTGTCGAGTGTGTAGGTTGCGCCGCCGTTACCTGTGATTGTCTGGGACGTGACCTGGACGAAGTTGCCGCTTGGCTGATTACCTACATACGCCATCAGCTAATCTCCAGAACGCTCACCGTGCTGTCTGCACTGTTGGCTGCGCTAGAGATGACGCGGAGGATGTCACCTGTCTCCATCACTAGCTTCTGGTCGCCGCCTACTGGAACGATACCGGATCCCACAGGGACCGGGGCTGCTTTTAAGATGAAAGTATCATCACCAGATGAGGTGATCAGTTTGACATCGATGGTGATTTGCGAAGTGGTAATGTTCGCGACGGTGAGGCCGATGACCGTGGCGGTGGTCGATGCCGGCACGGTGTAGACATCCATGTTCGCATTAGCTGCGGTCGCGGATCCGTCTTTGGTGTAGTTCTTAAACGTGTTTGGCATGTCCTGTTACCCCAGTGCAATGGCCATCGGAATGGCGTCCGCGTCTGATCCTGCCGGCCCTTGGATGCCCTGCGGACCTTGTGCCCCTGTGGCGCCGGTTGCTCCAGTAGCGCCCACGTCGCCGCGAGGGATGGTGAAGTTGAGTGTGGCTGCGGCGCTCGAACCGCTGTTCGTGATGGCTACAGACGAACCAGCAGCGCCTGTGGTGACTGTACCGACACCAATGGTACCAGCCGGACCCTGCGCTCCGGTTGCGCCGGTCGCGCCGGTAGCTCCAACGTCACCGCGAGGGATAGCAAAGTCGAAGGTAGCAGCAGTGTTGGATCCGCTGTTGGTTACAGTTGTAGAGGATCCCGGCGAACCTGTCGTGACTGTACCGACAGAGATGGTGCCTGATGGACCCTGGACACCCTGTATACCTTGGATGCCTTGGATACCCTGTATGCCTTGCGGGATCGTGAAGTCGAAGACCGCAGCCCCGCTGGTGCCGCTGTTGGAGATGGTGGCAGAGGAGCCGGCAGCGCCTGTTGTGACCGTGCCAACACCGATGGTGGCGGCTGTACCTGTTGCGCCGGTAGCGCCTGTGTCGCCCTGGGGAATGGTGAAGTCCAGGGTGTCATTGACCGAGCTGTAGGAGACCACAGCAGTGGAGCCCTCAGCGCCGGTCGTGGTCGATGTTGTGATGGCGCCAAACTTGTTGGCGATGGTTTGCGGAACAGAAGCAACCTCATTGGCTGCATTTGTTGCTGATGTTGCGGCGGCATTTTGTGATACCAGGGCTGCGGCTGCAGAGGCCGCTGCGGCATCGACAGAGGTCTGGATGGTGCTCTCTGTTGTTACTGAGCTGCCGCTGGTCTTGAAGAAGGAAGAGTTCGCCATCAGTCATAATCCCTATAGCCATAGGCAGGACGAATGGACTGGGTGCCTCCATTGAGCTCCTGGTCATTTGCCTGCTCTTGGATCTCGGAAAGGAATGCCTGGTACTTCTGCTCAAAGAGCGTGGCACGTTCATCCAGGTAGAAGTCCGCTCCATAGCTGAGCCCTGCATAAATGATGAGGTCTGGTGCTACCTGGGCGAGCTTGTTCTCATCGCTGTCCGCAGACATAGCGTCGAATTCACCGTAATAATACAGTGTGACTGAACCAGACGTGGGCTGTGGGAACAGTTTCAGCTTCTCCTGCTCACGCACAAACACTTGCGGTTTGCCTGTGTATGCGTTGTTTGCAAGTGCCCTGTATTCCGACATGGTGGTGCGGCGTAGCTCATACTCAGAGCTGTATAGAGAGATGATCTCGAGAAAGTCTGTAGGCAGTACCAGCTCAGACGTAGACGCTGTGATCGTGTAAGTCTTACTCTTCTCGTTGAGAGGAGTACGAAGCTGGCGCTGGATGCGGGAGATCCCCTGCTCAATGAACCTGGTCGTCAGGCTCGAGGTGATATCAGACCTGTTCAGCAGGTCGTTGAAATGGGCCTTGAGATCTCCGTAATTCATTATGCGTACCTCTTGGCGCTCTTCTTCTTGGCCGGCTTTTTGGCTGTCTTAGCGGCCTTCTTGAAGGCTTTGGCTGTTGGTGCGCCTTTAGCGCCTGCTTTACGCATCTTCTCGCCGCTGCCGGCGGCAATCCTTTTGCGCTTGGCATGGATGTTTGCATACAAGCCCTTCATCATTTGCTCCTGCGTGATTTGGATCCGCTGCACTTCCATTTCTTTCGAGACAGACGCAGTGGACTGTTGGGGTCTTTGGCGGCTTTTGGGTTCTTCTTCATCTGCCCATTCGAGCGAGCGCAATAGCTGTCGCCCTTCTTAGTGCCAGGGGAAATGCTGTAGCCCTTGGCGCCGTAACGGACAGTCTTGGTTCGACCAGACTTGGTCTGGACCTTCTTCGAGAACTTCTTAGGACCGCTGTAAGCCATGGTCAGACACTCTTATCTGTTGTCAGGAATGCATCGAGGTTCTCAGCCTTGAGCCTTTTGACAATGTCAGCGGCTGTGATGCCTGGTCCCATAATATCGAAACCTTCACGCATCCACTTTTCGACGACGACCACAGGGATCTGAGCGACAGACATGTAGTCGCCTTCTCGTTTGTTTAGGCTTTCGTTCCTCGTCTCTTTGATGCCATCCAGGAAGCTTTGTGAGATGTCCTGGGTGTGCCTGAGAACCAAACCATCGCTGTCCTCAAGCCAATCGGCTTGCGAACCTATGAGGTTCACGTCGTTCTTATTCATGATGTCTCCTTGAAGATAAAAGGCTGTGGGTGGGCTCTGGCCAAGGAGAGCAGAAAACCAGAGTGATCCCACCCACGCCTATCTTACTGTCTTACGACAGGCCGTTGATCTGACCGGAAGCGGACGGATGCAGGTGCATCAGGCCACCTTCGTAGACAACGAAGTGGGTGTCGGCGTCGCCGTTCTTCGCGAGAAGAGTGCGGGACGTCGGACGAAGGACGGCAGAGCGCCACATCGTCGGGTCGAGCAGGAACGCATGTGTGCTCATCTGAACACGGTTCAGGACGACCTTCAGCTCACCAAAAGGTGTGACCAGAATGTTGACCGCATTGGTCAGGGTCTGGTTTTGGTCGTTGAAGGTACGCTGGCGACCGGAGGCACCGGTGAAGCCGGCGACGATGGTTGCATCGGCAGGCTTGATCATGAAGATCGATGGATCACCGCCTGCCTCATAGACAGCCTGGTGGGTCTCGTTGATCTTCGCCTCGGTCAGGGCGTCGGTTGCACCAGCGCCGGCATCGGTTGTAACACCGGATGCAATCAGCTGAGACGCACTGTCCATCTCTCGAGCAGCGGACTCCGAACCAGCCACGCCGGCATTGTCTTGGCCGACGTAAGCGAATTCGATGTCCTTCTTGAGGGATTTCAGGGCCTTAGACAGCTGGTAGGCCGTTTCTTTGGCGCGGCCATACGTTTTGATGGCGTCGGCTGTAGCAGATACTTTGACATTTACCAATGATTTCATTGGTTTAGTGTTCATCTGAGGTCGTTAATCTCAGACCGGCACAACGTGCCAGCTTATGCTTTCACATAAGATCAGACCATATCATCATCCCACTGGGATGCCACGCGCTTCGGGCGACTTCGCCCTACTCCTGTAAAGGATGGTCGTTGCTCCTTCCCCTTTAGGGGCTTGGATCAGGATTGCCCACAGCATTATCTGTTTGGGGTTTCCCTGAGTTCACGCGGTTCACATCTACCTATTACTAGGCAGCGGCCCTCAAAGTTAAGGTTTTCGACAGAATCTGCGTATTGCCGGTGATCATGGTGGTCGGGGTCAGGGCCGATGCACTCGCATCGCTTCCTTCGGCCATCTTATTATCAGACGGCGCATCGATGGTGTCGGTCTGATATTCATACACACGCGCATGGACCTTCTGGTCGCGGATGGCGGTGTACATGGGCGTATCCAATGGCGTGATGTTTTGCACTACGGATTGCACGTCCTCGGCCTTACCGACCTGGTCGTATGTGGAATAGAGGCTCATGGGATTTTCCTTCTCTGAGCTAGGGTTTACAGATTACTGCTCCCAACGCTTCAGGATCGCGTCTGCGATGTCTTCGTTGTCACGCGAGTTGCGGATGTTATCGAGGGCCTTGTCTTGCTTGGCGGCAGCTCTTGTTTGAGCATTGGCCGGCGCCTTCTTGGATCTCAATACCTTCTTCTTTGCAGCCGTCTTCTTCTTGACGGTGGCAACACGTTTGCCCTGGTCGAACAACCTGGCCTTGTTCAACAGTTGGATCACAACAGGATCGACATACTGGTCAACTTGTTCTTGGGGCAGCCCCTGGGCGACCGCATATGAGCGAATGTCGTTATATAGACTATTCGACCAATCTGGGACCGTATCCTGGAGCACCTTCACAGCTTCTCCGGCAGCTTCTTTCATTGCTGCCTGCTGTTGCTGTTGAAGGTCTTTGTAGAAGGTGTCCGCTTCTTCTTGTAGAAACTTCAGGTTGCTTTGCGCTTCCTGAGCTTCTTTACGAAGCTGTGCAAAGTCTCCCGCTTCCATCGTGCGAGATGCGACAAGCATATCGACGTCTTCATACGGTTTTGCACGTTCTTGAGCGTCTGCGAGCAGACGCTGAAGAACCACATGACTACGATTGGACACGTCTTCGGCGTCCTTACGTTGTTTAGCAAGTTCTTGACTCTTGCGAGTGAGGGAAGCTTCCTGACCTGCCAGGCGCTTGAGTTGACCGATGGTGCTCGTATGGACTTCGCCAGCGACAGTAAACTCAACTTCAGTTTCGTCAGAGATATCGACATCGCTATCAACATCCTGCTCATCTTCCGTCTCATCTTCCACACCGTCATCAGCGTCATCCTCTTCTTCTTCCGAGGCCTCGTCTAACTCTTCGAGCTCTTCAGGTTCAGTGTCATCTTCCTCTTGTTCCGACAGCTCTTCTGTCGGTGCCTCTTCGCTTTCGTCTTGTGATGGCTCCTCTTCAGGAGCGTCTGTAGACCATCTAGCTAAGATGGCGTCTTCTACCGGTGTAGCCGTTTCGGGTACCTGGTAGTCCAAGTTCAGCTCTTGCTGCACGTTTTGCATGGTGCTTAGCTTTCCTCTTGCTTGTTGTCAGCAGCGCCCTTGGCGACAATCTCGTCTCTTACAGACACACGCTGCTGTAGTGTGTGGACGATGTCGGTCAGGGCTCTATAGTGGTGGTAAGCCAGCTCTCGGTTTTCTGTGTCCTCGGGCTTCGAGTTGCAGAAAGTATGGAAAGCCTGGTTCACCAGGTCATTGATGGTTTTCGTAAAAACCTCGCTCTCCAATAGCGTTGCAGCTCCTGCACCGAGGCGCACGAGCTCATCCTCATTCGACATGAGGCTCTCTCCTTAGGTTGTTGTGGTGTTAGCCAGTCGGGCTGGCGATGCCGCGAACTTCTGTGCTGTTGCGGCGAAGGATCTCGAGCTCGCCTTCGTCAATACGACGTTTGTGTGCGAACTGATCTTCTTTGAGATCCATGCTGTCAGACTGGAGCGCATGTGACGCCTCAGCCTTGACTTGCTCGAGCTCGAGCTTCAGACGTGCAATCTCTGCATCGCTCTGAGCCTTCAGCTCTGCAATCTGGGTCTGACGTTCCTGCAGCTCGATCTGCTTCGCAGCCATCTGGAGCTGCATCTGCTGAGCCTGGTCAGGCTGCGGTGGTGGCAGCTGGTCAGGTGATGTCAGGTAGTCATCGACGTTAAGGACGCCCTGGTTCTCCAGGACAGTCTTCATCATCGAGTAGCGGTTGGGCAGCTGGTACAGCGGCTGCATGGCCGGGTCCTGGCTGAAGAGCTGGTGCATAGCAAGCATCTTTTGTGCCTCGCGGTCCTGCTCGCCATATCCGAGATGCAGCTCGACAGACACGTCTCGCTTTTCCTTCCAGCGTGATGGGTCCACAGCGACGTAGGAGCCGGCGATGTCTACGATCTTCTCCTGGCTTTCATTGATGACTGCCAGGCGATAGGCCTCGTGGAACAATGGCCGGACGAACTGATTGGCGAAATTGCGAGCGATCACCTTCTGGCGCTGCTGCGACATGGTCGCGAGCTGTTCTACCAGGGCCGCACTGTTCTGCTTAGACACGGCATCTTTGTTCATGCCAGTCGTCAGCGACGAGATACCGCTGTTCTCTTCTGCGTTCTCTTGCAGCTCTTTCAAGGTCTGGAAGATGAACGGATTGAGCGGCGCCTGGGGCATCGGTGCGATGGCGTCAGGGCGGGTCACGTTGACCAGGCCACCGACGCGGTTATCGATAAGCTCACGAGGATTGCTGAGGCCACCTTTGGTGACCATGTAGCGCGGGTTGTTTGTGATCATCGCGTGATCGAGGATCGACCTGGTCAGGACGGTCCTGGCATTCTGCGTGTCACACAGACGATCAGCGAAGTTGGCGCCATAGAATGAGTGAGGTGTCGGCAGCGGAGCGAAAGTGACGAATGGGCGCTTGTCTACTGGCTCGCATTCGAGCAAGACGCCGCCGGCCTTCATGACCTTGTACAGGTAGGCTACACCAGTGCCTTCTTTGTCCAGCATGATGTAGGCTTCGTGAACCATGACCGAGCGCACCTGGTCCTGGTAGCCGTTGTTGTTATAGCCACGGTTATCGTCAACGCCTTCATAACGTGCCAGGACTTCGGGATCTGTCTGATACTCGGAGTTATCGTCGCCACCAATGCTATCGATCAGGTCATCGTCGTAGCCCATCTCACGCAGCTCGCTGATAGTCATGCGGCTGCGGTGAGCACAAAACGTACTGTCCTCGAGGGAACGTGCCTGAGCTTCGACAATGAATGCCTCAGGCTCTAGCGCCTCGATGCAGACTTTACTGGCATCACGCTCGATGGAAATCTCACCGGACAGGAGACCAATGTCGTCACTTTCACTGTCTACCAGCTCGACACCATCTTCAGCCAGAAGCATATCGAGCTCGTCCTGCGTGAGGTTCTCGAAGGTCTGCGTCTCGGTCTCGACCTTGTCCATCCAGTAGACCTTGGCCACACCGACACGAGCCATGAGGCCATCATGGATCACACTCTGGAAGACTGAGAAAGCATCGTTCTGCCGGAACAGAATGAAGTTTGTGTACGCAGAGCAAACCCTGCTCAATTCCACATCTTCCGGCCCCTCTGGTGAGAATTTCACGATATTCGATCCAGCAGAGAAGGTCTCGAGGAGGCCGGCAGTCATGGACTGAACGGCATTATAGACGTCCTGGCTCACATACCGGCTGTTGCCGTCGTGGGCCGGCTTGGGAAGCGTGGCGTTATAGTAGTCCTGTGTCTTCTGGCGTTCACGTGAAAGCTGGCTGTCATAGTATCCGGTAGAGGTGCGGATGTTGTCATCGACCATCTTAACGATGTCGTCATCACTCAGCGGTTTGTAATCCATTTACACCATCTCGACATATAGTTCTTGGGGTACTTCGACAGGCTCCCAGGCACCTTCGTGCACATGGTTAGCCAGGGCGAGAGACATGACTGTATCGTCGTAGCAGGAAGGCTCAGCTTCCATGCTGCCGGACTCGGTGACGATATAAGTCAGCATCTCTCGGATTGT